TTTACATATTTTACAGAAAAAAATTATACCTAAAGTAAATAATGAAAACATTGCTTTATTAAAAGTAAATAATAGAGTTAAAAGTAATATTGTTTACTATCAAGATAGACAAGTAAGTTCAAATCCTGGTGTATGTAATTTTAAAATTAGTTTTTTTAAAGGTAAAGCTATTTTTATGCCTGGGGCTGATGATTATTTAGTTCCTGGTTCTGGTGGTTATAAATTTAAAGGTAACTTTTATGGTTATATAATGAATTCTTATTTTAATTTAACTTACATCTTGACTCAATTAGAAGCCTTAAAAGATAAAGATGGAAAAGTTAGTATCTATGATTTACTAGATAGTATGTGTAGAGGTTGGAATGAAGCTACAGGTCATGTTAACCAGTTAGAACCTACTGTAAACACAGAAACAAATGAAATTATTATAATTGACCAAACTGCTTTACCTGATAGAGATTCTATATTAAAAAAATTAGAACTAGAAACAGATACAGCTATATTTGATGTTTATGGTTTATATTATAAAAATGGAACTACTACTGGTGGGTTCATTAGAGATTTAAACTTTACAACAACTGTATCTCCTAATTTAGCTACTATAATTACTATTGGTTCAACTGCTAATGGTTATGTTTTAGGAGCTGACGGTACCGCTTTATCTAGGATGAACAATAATCTAGTTGATAGATTTAAAAAAACAATCAACTCACCTGAATCTACAACTGAAGATAATAACCAAGCTAATGAACAATCATTAACAGAAAAATATTCTAGTGTTTTAAATTCATTTGATACTTTTATAAAACAATTAAGCAGTGGAGATGGTAGTGTTGCTCCTGTATGGAACCAAGAAGCCATTAATGCTTTTACAAATACCCAAACCCAACTATTAGAATTTAATCAAGCAAAACAAACCCAATTACAACAAAATACCTCTTCTACTCCAGAAGAATCATCTAATATAGGATCTCCTACAGTTGGATTTTTACCTTTTGATTTATCTGTAACAATGGATGGTCTTTCAGGTATGAAAGTTTATCAAAAATATACTATTGATACTTCTTATTTACCTTCAAATTACCCAACTGCTTTAGAATTTATTATTAAAGGTATAACTCACACTATATCAAATAATGCTTGGATTACTACTTTAGAATCATTTGCTATACCTAAAAATCCATTTGGTCTTTCTAAAATTGAAAGTAATTTAGAGGCATCAGTAAAAAGTGCACCTACAAAAGGTACCTACTTTAGAGGAGCATCTGCTACAACATTAGATGAAACAGTTAGTTTCTTAACAGATGTGTTAAAACGATTAGGTATTCCAAATCCAAATCAATTCCAAATTCAATTTATGAAAGCTTGGAGACAACATGAAGGTGGACAAGCAGCATGGAACCCTTTAAATACAACTAAATCTATTACTGGAGAACGAAATTTTAACTATGTTAAAGTAAAAAACTATCCTGATAGAGAAACTGGGTTAAGAGCAACTGTTGACACTTTAAATCTTAGCTATTATAAAGATGTTGTAAAAGCTATAAAAGATATAAAAGACGAAACTGGTATTAGCAGAGCAATGCAAGCTGTAAATGATTCACCTTGGGGAAGTAACTTTAACCCACCAGTAGCTAGTGCTTGGAGAAGTCTTAGAAATTTAATATATAAAGAACCAATAGTTTTAAGAGCATAATAAAATGTATTATCCTAAATCACAAATAAAAACCAATTTATATACTAATGGAGATGAATTTGTTATTGAATCAACAAATGATCCATATGTGGGATATTACTACTTAACAAGTTCTGGAATAGCATATAGTGGAAAGACACCTGATGATAGACCAAATCAAAGACTAACTAAAATATCTCCAACATTATCAAATAAATTAGCTTCCTCTAATAACAATACAGTTACTTTTGCTTTTACAGATGATGCTAATGTTACAAACAAAGTAACTTTCCCTAACTATGCTTCAACATTAGAATATGCTTCTTTAAAGAACATAGACATCTATAATCCTCCAATTAAATTATTACCTTATTACTCTCCAACTTTACCTACTCAACAAGATTATCAAAACGGAGAATTTAAAAGATATTTCTGTAAAAAAACAAATCAATTACTTTATATTGAAATTAATCAAGAACAATTTGATAAACTAGTTGGTAAAGATCCTCAAATTGAATTTTCATTATACCAACCATTCTATATAGACTGGCAATTAACAGGAAATAAAGAACAAGTAGCTAAAGTAAATAGAAATTCTACTGAGTTAATTGTATTTAAAAATAAGTTTTTAGGTTTAAATGAATATTTAAGATTTGATTGGGCAAAATATTATCAATAAGTTTGGTACCTTAAAATATTAATGTTATATTAACATTATAATTAAGGTTATGTTTTGGTTAATTGAGACAGAAGAACATTTAGAAATATTACAACATAAACTCATAAAAGAGGCTTTTGTTGAAATTATACCCTATCATGATAATGTTCATCCTGCTTTAAATGGTGTGTCTTTAGTGTATATTAGGCCGTTTAATGACACTAAAGGTTATATGTTATGTATTGACCATAGTGAAACATTCTCGCTTAATAAGACGGTTATAGACGCGTTACTACAAAAAATTGAACATGTATGGGTGCGAGATAAAAAACAGGCATTATATTATTTTCCAATAAAATGCTTGTGCGACCTATCCATAATCTCTCCTACGTATATACAAGAACCAACTAAAGCACATACATTCTTTTACTCCAAATATCCAAACAATAATAAAGTAAATAAACTTGTACCAATAAGCAAGCATTACGAAAGATGTGAACATATTTATAATCACGTTCGTAGTGTTATACCTAAAGAATTACCATCGTATTTTGATTTTTATAATAACAAAGTAACATTGGCTTTTTTTGGAATAGAAAAGAACGGATTAAAAATAAATAAATATGAACTTGATAAACACTATGAGCTTAACAATGAATTTTATTCAATCAATGGTGATAAAATATACACCAACTACAATTTGGCTACAACAACATGTAGACCAAGTAACTCTTTTAATGGCATTAATTTCGCCGCTTTAAACAAGGACAATGGCTCAAGGAGAAGCTTCATATCGAACGGTAAGTATGTGGAATACGATATTAGTGCATACCATCCTCATCTTGTTGGTCGTTTGGTTGCCTTTGATTTTGGCAATGAAGACATCCATCAAACATTTGCCGAACTCTACGGTACGAGCTATCAAGAAGCAAAAGAGCTCACGTTTAAGCAATTATACGGAGGCGTATTTAAAGAGTATGAGCACCTTGAATTTTTTCAACAAGTAAAAGAATTTGTAGACAATAACTGGAAAGAGTTTAATAACTCAGGTAAAGTTATTGTTCCTATTTCAGGTTATTATTTTGAAAAAGATAAGCTGGAAAATATGAATCCACAAAAACTTTTTAACTATATATTACAAAATGTGGAAAGTGCTATTAACACTTATATATTGATGGATATACATAAGTTATTAAGAGGTAAAAAAACCAAGATTGTACTGTACACGTATGATTCTTTTTTATTTGATGTGGATGAGAGTGAAGAGGATATTACATTTGAGATAGATAAAATTTTTAAAAAATATAAATTAACAACAAAAACAAAACAAGGTTATGACTACGACTTTACAAGAGGATAAACATATGTATATGGGATACGATTTTGACCAATACATAAATTCCGATATGCTCAACAATAAGTTATTTTGCACTTTTACAGATTTAGAGGGATTAGATCAATTAGTAGCCGCTATTACGTCTGCTTACTCTATCATGTATAATAAAATGTTTGTTTTATATGTAAAGAGTACAGATGAATATGTTGTAACATATAATGTTGAACAAGGTAATGTTGATTCTATTCCCGTCAATACTATTTTAGTACATAGAAAAAAAGAAACCAATACGCTTTATACTATTAATGCGTTGAATGATTTGATTAAAAAATTAAACGGTGGTGTAGTTGATCCTACTTACCGTGTAAATTGGCAACACTATAAAAATTGTATTTTGTTAACCAACCATAACGAGTTGAAACAATTGAATACAAAAGTTTATAAGATTGTTGAACTTTAAATATTTATAACCACATGAAAAAAGCAGATAACTTCGACCCTAGTAAGTGGCTAGTAGAAAATAAAATCACTACACAATCTCGTTTAAATGAAGATTGGTTACCTTATAAAGACATGAGTGATGAAGAGTATTATGAAAGTTTTAAAAAATTTGTTATATCTACTTTAAAACAACACAAAGTTATAGATGAACACATTGAAATATATTTAGATGAAGTTTTGAAGAAGGGTAATATAAAAGAATATGAAGGAATTAGTGATAAAGATTTATATGAAGATTTTCTTGAAGTTAAAAATGATCAAATTGAGCAAGATGAGGATTTATTTGATTTCGATTTTTAATTTATAAATAAAAAATAATAAGAGCCCTGTAAAAGGGCTCAAATTCTGTAATATTTATAATCGACCAAAATTATAAATTACAGTGATACATATTACATACATTTATCTTATTACTAATATAGATAACAATCCTAATAAAGTTTATATAGGAAAAGCAAATGTTCCTAAATACCGCAAACATTATCATAATAGCAAATTTGGAAAAAACATTACATATGATGTTATAGATATTATATCTTATAACTATAAACATGAATGGAAATTTTTTGAAAGTTACTGGATAGAACAATTTAAACATTGGGGATTTGAAGTAATAAATAAAAACAATGGTGGTGGTGGACCTCAGTTCCATACTGAAGAAACTAGACAAAAAATGAAAGTTCCTAAGTCTAAAGAAGCTAGACAAAAAATGAGAAAACCTAGAGTAAATAAACAAGGTTTTTCAAATCCTAGACCTGGTAAAAGGATTCCAATCCTTCAAATTGATAAACAAAATAATTTAATTCAAGAATTTTCATGCTGTCGAGAAGCAGCTATAATATTAGGAATAAATGAAAAAGCAATAAATAATGTACTAAAAAACAGAACCAAAACTTCAGGAGGATTTTTTTGGAAATATAAACTTTAACTTGGTTTATTAATCTCCTCTTATTATATTAATCTTATAAACTAATAAAAATCATGGACATATCAGCTATTAAACAACGACTAAACACATTACAGTCGACGAACACACCAGGCAAGAAAGAAAAAATTGATTACTCAAAAGTTTACTGGAAACCAAAAGAAGAAGGAAAGTACCAAATTCGTATTGTTCCTTCAAAATTGAATCCACAAAACCCATTTCAAGAGGTTTTTGTACATTATGGGTTTGGAAAATTTCCTATCTATGCCTTAACTAACTGGGGTGAAAAAGACCCAATCGTAGAATTTGCTTCTCAACTTCGTAAAACTAATGACAAAGAAAATTGGTCATTGGCTAAAAAATTAGACCCTAAAATGCGAGTTTTTGCTCCTGTAATTGTTAGGGGTGAAGAAGAAAAAGGTGTACGCCTTTGGGAATTTGGTAAAGAAATTTACATGCAACTTTTAGGTATTGCTGAGGATGAAGATTATGGAGATTACACTGACATTAATGAAGGTCGTGATTTTACTGTTGATGTAGTTAAAGGTGACATTGGTGGAAGACAAGGTCTTAAATCATCAATCAGAATTAAACCTAAAACTACTCCATTGAGTGCTGATGCTTCTTCAGTTAAGACATTCCTTAATGAACAGCCTGTCTTGTTAGAAATTCAACGTAAAATGGATTTTGAAGCAATCAAAGAAGTATTGCAACATTGGTTGTCACCTGAAGATGCTGGTGATGATGTTGAAGAAGTAGATGAGGAAGTAGTTGAAGCTGCTGCTCCAACTAAAAACTATGCTTTGAAAACTCCAGCTGCTCCTAAAGCATCTAAAGTAGATACATTTGATTCTTTGTTTGAAGACGAAGAGGATAATGATTTACCTTTCTAATTAAAAATTAAAGTTATTTTATGCCAAGACCTAAAAAAAGCGAATCGCTAACGGAAGCAATCTCCTCCGAGATTAAATCAAATTTCAACCTTGAGAAATTCAAGGAGAAAAAATTGTTGAATGGAACTGTTAAGTTTAAAGAACAAAAATGGATTCCATTCTCAAAAGCACTACAAGATTCAATTTCTGTAGCCGGCGCTCCAGTAGGTCACATTACATTATTAAGAGGACACAGTAATACAGGTAAGACTACAGCATTACTTGAGTTAGCAATTAGCGCTCAAAAAATGGGTATCTTACCTGTTTTTATTATTACTGAAATGAAATGGTCATGGGAACACGCTCGTACAATGGGTTTCCAACTTAATGATGTAGTTGATCCTGAAACCGGTGAAGTAATTGACCACGATGGTTTCTTTATTTATAAAGATAGATCATCGTTAGGTACAATTGAAGATGTAGCTGAGTTTATTGCTGACTTGTTAGACGAGCAGAAAAAAGGTAATTTACCTTATGACTTGTGTTTCTTCTGGGATTCAATTGGTTCAATACCTTGTAAAATGAGTGTTGAAGCAAATAAAAACAATCCTATGTGGAACGCAGGAGCTATGTCTCAACAATTTGGTAATTTTATTAATCAACGTTTTCCTCTATCTAGAAAAGAAAATTCACCTTATACTAATTCAATGGTAGCTATTAATAAGATCTGGGTTGCTCCAGCTGAAAATATTATGGCACAACCTAAAATGAAGATGAAAAATGGTGAAACTATGTTTTTGGATGCTTCAATTGTATTGACTTTTGGTAACATTACTAATAGTGGTACAAGTAAAATTAAAGCAACTAAAGACGGTAAGGAAGTAGAATTTGCTGTAAGAACTAAAGTGTCATGTGATAAAAACCACGTTACAGGATTACAAACAAAGAGTGTTGTAATTGCTACTATTCATGGTTTTATTCAAGATGATAAAAAAGAAATTGACACTTACAAGAAAGCACATTCTATGGAATGGAAAAACATTCTAGGTGATGGAAAGTTTGAAGTGATTGAAGATTCATCAGACTGGAATGAATCAACCAGAGATATTCCTCTAGACTTAATGGATGAGGAATAAGTTTGGCTTGTCTGAAAAAATTTGTTATATTTAAATAACATGAAAAAGAGCGACTTGATAAACCTTCTAGGCAAAGTAACCCAAGAAGATGAAGTAATAACTAATCCGCATGAGCGAGTATTACTTATTGATGGATTAAATTTATTTTTTAGAAATTTTGCTATGATGAAAATGGTTAACCAAGATGGAGCGCATGTTGGTGGCCTAGGAGGTTTTTTACGCTCATTAAATTATCTAATTAATCAACTCCAACCCACTTCAGTATATGTTGTTTTTGATGGTGCTGGTTCTTCTATCAATAGAAAAAATTTATTGTCTGAATACAAATCAGGTAGAAATTTAGTTAGAATTACTAATTGGGATATTTTTGATTCATTAGAAGAAGAACATGATTCTAAAATTAACCAAACTGTCAGATTGGTTCATTATTTAAAATGTTTACCTGTTAAAACAGTTAGTATGAATAAGGTGGAAGCCGATGATATTATCGCTTATTTAAGTGATATATTGTCTACTAAACATGATTCTAAGGTATTCATTGTATCTAATGACCAAGATTTTATTCAATTAGTAAACGATAAAATAACAGTATATAGACCAGCTGAAAAAGAATTTTACACTAAAGATATGGTTAAAAACAACTATGGTGTATTATCTGAAAATTTTATTCTATATAAAACATTACTAGGAGATCAATCAGATAAAGTAGGAGGTATTAAAGGTTTAGGTAAAAAAGGTATTATTAAAAAATTCCCTGAATTGCTTGAACGTCCTTTATCTTTTGATGATTTGATGGACATAGCAGAGTCTAAATTAAAAGAACATGTAATTTATGCTCGAGTGCTTCAAGATGAGGACCGACTAAAAAATAATTATAAAATTATGGATTTAGGTAAACCACTTGTTGATGAAGTAGAAAAACAATATTTAGAAGAATTTTCACAAGAATCAGCTCCAGCTTTGAATACCAAAGCATTTATGTTACTTTATAATGAAGATGGGTTAGGTAAGTTAATGAAAGATCCAGAGTTAACAATTAACAACACATTTAAAGTATTAAACAGTTTTAGAAAATAAGTTATATGACATTAAACAATTTAAGTGCCTATGGAACTTCCTTCCAAATAAAAGTTCTATCCTCGCTTTTAACACACAAAGAATTCCTATTAAACATTCAAGATGTACTTAGTGAAGAGTATTTTGATAACCAAGCTCATAAGTGGGTTATTAAAGAAATTTTAAAGTACTATCAAAAATACCATACTACACCTTCAATGGATGTTCTTAAAGTAGAACTAAAAAAGATTGATAATGAGGTGTTACAAGTTTCTATTAAAGAACAATTACGAGAAGCTTATAAAGCATCAGATGAAGATCTTAAGTATGTTGAAGAAGAATTTTCAGGGTTTTGTAAAAACCAACAACTTAAAAAAGCCCTATTAACAAGTGTAGATTTTCTTAATGCTGGAGATTATGATTCAATTAGATTTATGATTGATAATGCTCTTAAAGCAGGTGGAGACAAAAATATGGGTCATGAATATAATAAGGATGTTGAGTCTAGATATAGAGAAGACCATAGAAAAATTGTTCCTACACCTTGGGATTCATTTAATGAACTATTACAAGGTGGTCTAGGTAATGGTGACTTTGGGCTAATATTTGGTAGTCCAGGTGGTGGTAAATCTTGGTCACTAGTTGCTTTAGGTGGTTACGCTGTTAAATTAGGTTATAATGTTTTGCATTATACACTTGAGTTAGGAGCTGATTATGTAGGACGAAGGTATGACGCTTTCTTTACTAAAATACCTGTTCAAGATATTATTAAACATAAAAGCAAAATTGAAGATGCTGTAGAAAAATTGGAAGGTCAACTTATTATTAAAGAATATCCAACAGGTAAAGCATCAATTTCTACAATTGAATCACATGTTAAAAAATGTATTGACTTAGATTTCAAACCAGACTTAATTATTATTGACTATGTGGATCTTCTTCGTTCAAAAAAGAATAATCGTGAGCGTAAGGATGAGATAGATGATATTTATATTAGTACTAAGGGTCTTGCTAGAGAATTGAATCTACCTATTTGGAGTGTGTCTCAAGTAAACCGTGCTGGTGCAAAAGATGATATTATTGAGGGTGATAAAGCAGCTGGTAGCTATGATAAAATGATGGTTACCGATGTTGCTATATCCTTATCAAGGAAACGTCAAGACAAAGTAAATGGGACAGGAAGATTTCACATTATGAAAAATCGATACGGAATGGACGGTATGACCTATTCTGTCAAAGTAGATACCTCTACAGGGCATTTTGAGGTATCATCCTATTTAGAGGAAGACGAAGAATCATCTTCATCATCTAAACCTACTACTTTTGGAGGTATAGATTCATCAGACAAGGCACTTATTAAACAAAGATTTTTCGAATTACAAACAAACTAAAAAAATTATTAAACAATGTTAACAACAGAATCACAAATTTTGTCTGAAATTACTACCCACCTCAAATACGCGAAATTCGTACCTGAAAAAAACAGGAGAGAGACATGGGACGAGCTAGTAACTCGAAACAAGGAAATGCATTTGAAAAAGTTTCCTCAATTGGCTGAAGAAATTGAAGCCGCTTACAAGTATGTTTATGACAAGAAAGTTTTACCATCAATGCGTTCTATGCAGTTTGCTGGTAAGCCTATTGAAATAAACAACGCTCGTATTTTTAACTGTTCCTATTTACCTATTGATGATTTCAGAGCATTTTCAGAAATTATGTTCTTGTTATTATCAGGTTGTGGAGTAGGATATTCTGTTCAAACTCATCATGTTGAACAACTACCCGAAATTAGAAAACCTTTGAAACAAAAGCGTTATCTAGTAGGTGATTCTATTGAAGGATGGGCTGATGCTGTTCGTATGCTGACTAAAGCATATTTTGGACAAACATCAACCGCTCCTCTATTTGACTTTAGAGACATCAGAGCTAAAGGTGCCTCATTGATTACAGTTGGTGGTAAAGCACCAGGTCCAGAACCATTAAAAATCGCTTTGATTCATATGCAAGCTATTTTGGACCGTAAAAACGATGGTGAAAAATTAACAACTTTGGAATGTCATGACATTATTTGCCACTTAGCTGATGCTGTATTGTCCGGAGGTATTCGTAGAGCTGCTTTGATTGCTTTGTTTAATCTTCATGATGAGGATATGTTGACTTGTAAGTTTGGTCCTTGGTGGGAAAATAATCCACAACGTGGTCGCGCTAACAACTCAGCAGTATTGCTTCGTAACATGATTGATAAAGACACATTTATGAATTTGTGGGGTAAAATTGAAGCATCTAACAGCGGTGAACCAGGATTTTTGTTTACAAATGATAAAGACGCTGGAACTAATCCATGTGCTGAAATTAATTTGAAAGCTAATCAATTCTGTAACTTATGTGAAATCAATGCTTCAGATATTGAAACACAAGAGGAATATAATACAAGAGCTAAAGCAGCAGCATTTATTGGTACACTACAAGCTTCATATACTGATTTCCATTACTTGAGAGATGTTTGGAGAAAAACAACTGAAAAAGAAGCATTGTTAGGTATTGGTATGACAGGTATTGCTTCTGGAGCTGTATTCAAATTGAATATGAAAGAAGCAGCTAAAGTAGCTTGTGATGAAAATGAACGTATTGCTAAAGTATTAGGTATTAATAAAGCAGCTCGTGTTACTACAGTTAAACCTTCAGGTACTACTTCATTAGTATTAGGTACAAGTTCAGGTATTCATGCTTGGCATGATGATTATTATATTCGTCGAATCCGTTTAGGTAAAAATGAAGCATTGTATACTTACTTAAGTATGTACCATCCTGAAATGTTGGAAGATGATTTCTTTAAACCAACATTGCAATCAATTGTTTCTGTTCCTCAACGTGCTCCAGAAGGTTCAATTACACGTAAAGAATCAGCTATGGATATGTTAGAGCGTATTAAAACAATTAACAAAAACTGGATTAAACCAGGTCATAGAAAAGGTGCTAACATGCATAACGTATCAGCTACTGTTACTATTAAGCATGATGAGTGGCCAGCAGTTGGAGAATGGCTTTATGAAAATAAAGACTACTTTACCGCATTGTCTTTCTTGCCATTTGATGGACACACTTATAAACAAGCTCCTTTTGAGACAATTACTAAAGAAGAATTTGAAGCTGCTGTTTCTTCACTTCATGCTGTAGATTTATCTAAAGTAGTTGAATTTGCTGATAATACAGCATTAATGGATCAAGCAGCTTGTGCTGGTGGGGCTTGTGAAATTGTTTGATATTTATTAGATATGTGGAATAGTATAAAAGAAAGAATATTTCCTTTCATAATAGCGCTTTCTGCACTATCTGTAAGCGCATCAGCCGCAGTTTATAGTGTTACTGGCCTCAGCATGTTATTTGCTGGGGCTAGTACCGCTGTAATTATTATGGCGGCTTCTTTAGAAATATCTAAATTAGTTATTGCTTCTTTACTTTATCAATATTGGGATAAACTAAATAAAGTATTAAGAACATACTTAACTATAGCAGCAGCTATATTAATTCTAATTACATCCGCTGGTATTTATGGTTATTTATCTTCTGCTTATCAAAAAACAGCTGACCAAACTAGTATTGTTGATTCTAAAATAGCTTCATTAGAGTCTAAAAAGAAACTATTTGAGGAAACTAGAGATAATATTTTAAAAGAAAAACAATCTATAGCTAGTTTACAAGGAACCCTATCCCAATCATCAACTACTCAGTATACTGATAAAAATGGTAATTTAGTAGTAAGATCAAACAATGCTGCTATTCGTAATATTGAATCTGCCTCTAAATCAAATGAAAGATTATCAGCTAAAATTGATGTAGTAAATGATTCTATTTTTTCTATTGAATCTAAAATATTAGCAATTAAAACCTCTTCTACAGCGGATAGTGAGTTAGGTCCTTTAAAATATTTAAGTGCTCTTACTGGAGTAAGTATGGATAGGATCATTAACTGGTATATATTAGTTATTATATTTGTATTTGACCCACTAGCTATATCTTTAGTAATCGCTGCTAACTTTGCTTTTGCTCAACTTACTAAACGTAAAGAAATACCACTAGAAGAAAAAGTAGATGATATGAGAAAGGTAGTTAATGCCTATGATGATTTAGAAGATGAGATAAAACAATACGAAATCTATAAAGAACAAGATAAAGATTTTGTTAAAAATAAAAATTTAGATTTAGATGGTGATGGAATAGTAGAAGAAGAAGAACTAAAAGAAATATTTGACCAAGCAGATACTAATGATGATGGAGTTATAGATGAAAATGAAGCTAAAGCAGCCAACTTAGATTCAGAAACTACTCAAAAACTAAACCAATTCAGTGAGGCTATTACTCGTTTAGAAAATGTAACTAATAGTTTTACATCAGCTGAAAGTGGTAAAAAGAATGCTGCTTTAAGTGAAATAAATAATATAAAAGAATTACTCTTAAAAGAATTTCAACAGTCTAAAAAACAAGAAGATGAAAATACCATCACGTATTTTTAATCTCCTGTTTGGCCTTGTTAATTTTTGATGTTATATTTATAGCATAATAAGAAATAAAGGTTATGATGACAATTGAAGAAATTTACCAAGCAGAACAAGAATTAGCTCGTTTTAATGCCCTTATGTCTCACAAAGAAGTTCTTACTCAAGAGGAGTATGAGTTTTGTAAAGCATGGGATGCCGAAGAAGCTAAGAATTTGTTTCATAATGCTTGGAATAACACTTATTTGAATTTGAATGTGTATTCTGAAGTTGATAAAGAAGAATCTGATTTAAGAAGGGAGATGGGTTTCTAATATGCATTCAAAAGAAGTTATTCAAAAACATTTAAAAGGATTACAAAAACTAAATTACAACCCCTTTAGATGGTGGAGGAATTATAATGTTCCTAAAACATTACCTAAATCAGCTCATATTGAAAAAAGAATAAATAATGGTGATTTTGATCCATCTCCTTATTTTTGGATGGCTCAATCCGCCTTATGGGAAAAGCATGATAATGATAATGCTGGTTTAGAAGATTTTGAAAGAGCTAAACGTGGTGGTTTGTTATTAAGTAAATATGAACGTTTAATGAAAGATCATTATCAAGATGATGATGACAGATTGAGTAATTTTATAGATGCTATTTATGATCATTTTGAAGTCAACAAAATTGAGGTTGAAGAAGAAATTAAATCATTTGGCCTGTCTATAAAAGATTATTATATTTATGCTAATGAAAAATACAAAGTTAGGAGAGTAGCTCCTAAACGACGTGGAAGACCTAAAAAACAAGTTATATGAAGATATCACATGAAGTACCTATTTGTCTACTAGAAGACAGCTTAGATTTTAATGACTACCAGTATTGTCTCCCTCACCTATTAGATAAAGATGAGGATTATAAAGATTTCTTTTATAAAGTAAAACAACAAGGTATCTATAATATTATGGATAACTCATTACATGAGTTAGGAGTAGCATATGGTGAAGATCGTTTGTTGTATTGGATTGATGAACTAAGACCAAATGAATTTATTGTGCCTGATGTTTGGCAAAATACAACTGCTTCTATTGTTAACGCTAGGAAATGGGCTAAAATTGAATTGCCTAAAGGTGTTACTAAAGTAGCTGTAGTTCAAGCTCAAAACTTTTTAGATGCTGTTCTTTGTTATCAAACATATAAAGATTTAGGCTATAAAAAGATAGCATTTTCATATGGTGCTGAATATTATTTAGACCACTCAAATCATCCAAATAAAAATATTGCTAAAGCATTAGGTAGAATTGAGGTAGTAAGTAGAATGTATAGTATGGGATTGATTGTTGATAATGATAGAGTACATTTGCTAGGTTGTCAGGTACCACAAGAATTTAGTTGGTATAAAGATATGCCTTTTATTGAAACTATTGATACATCAAATCCAATTATGGCTACTTTAGATGGTATTCAATATGGTAGAAATGGTTTGACTGAAAAACCAAAATCAAATATGAATGATAATTTTTATAACACAGATATAGATTATAACTTACTTGATTGGAATTTAAGAATGTTTAGAAAACTATTAAAATAATGCAAGTATTTTTACCATACCCAGACTTTAAAACATCTTTAGAGTCATTAGATGATAAACGTTTAGGAAAACAAAGAGTTGAAACATACCAGCTTATAGCGGGTTTAGAAGGTAGACCAACACTAACCGGCAAACCATACTCTAAAGGCCGCATAAACCACCCTATAAGCCAGATGTTTAGAGATAATATACCTGCGTTAAAACATTATCTAAATGTGTCTATAGACGTTTGGGTTGCTAGAGGTAAAAACAACACTATGAAAAAAGAAGCGATTAATGAAGAAATTATTATGCCAACATGGTTTGGAGATGATGATTTTCATAAATCACATAGAGCAAATTTATTGAGAAAAGATGCTGTTTATTATGGAGCACATGGTTGGAATGATAATCCTGAATTACCTTACAGATGGTATGACATGAATAAAAAACAATGGTATGATCAAACAGCAGGAACTAAAGAAAAAATATATTTAAATAAATAAATTATGGAAGAAATGTTATCACTTTTTGATTATCTAGGCAAACCAGCAGGTTCTGAACTAGGGAAACAAGTAGCGGCGGCCGCTGCTGTTGACAAAATTAAACTTAATGTTAAATATGTATCAAACCCAAAATATAAAGGAGAAATATTAATGTATCCTAAAACATGGTTAGATATTTATTTTGATCAAACAACTCAAAACTATGAAACAGACGACCTCCCCTTCTAAACAAATGAAAGACATTAATCCAGCTTGGGAAGCAGAGATTAAAAAAACACTAGATGCCTTATGGGAAAATAGATATCGTTTAAGTTTGGCTAATGTAGAACTTTTACGTAGATTTGCTAATAAAACAAGATTATAATATGGAACCACTTAAATATGCAGGAACATCAAGCACAGCTACTGGTATACCACTAGGTAGGATATGTACAGGAGCATCAAACTCAAACCCAATATCAGGTACTGATCTCAGACTATTTAGTTCTGATATTACAGCATCACCAAACACAGTATCCTTTAATACACCAATCACTTTTACACAATCAACATCAAAATAAATTATGCAAAATAAAGTAGCAATTTTCAAAGTCACAAGAGACGAATTTGAGACAATCACAAAGACCGAGTTCATTAAAGAGCTTTGGGTAGAAACTAAGAACGGACAGTCAGTAAACTTTCAAGTAGCTAGAGACAAAGATTTAGCTGATTATGAAATGTCTGATTTGTCTATTAGAACTATCTTTTCATTAACATTCTAATCATGACAAAACAGGCAGTATTATCACTTTCAGGAGGTATGGACAGTTCCACTCTACTGCTTCATCTACTTGCTAATGGATATGAATGTACATGTATATCCTTTGATTACGGACAAAAACACAATATTGAATTACAACGAGCTAAGGAATTAGTAAAATATTTAAATGCTCACTCTCGTTATGAAGATGAACAGTATTACCCTAAAGTAAAACATCAAGTAATTACTTTAAAAGGACTAGACAAATTGCTAGATTCAGCACTTGTAAAAGGCGGAGCTGAAGTTCCTGAAGGGCACTATGCTGAAGATAATATGAAAGCAACAGTTGTTCCTAATCGTAATAAAATCTTTAGTTCAATTATTCAAGCAGTGGCTTTATCTATTTCTCAACAAACAAAAGAAGATTGTATTATCGCTTTAGGAGTACATAGTGGAGACCATTCTATTTATCCTGATTGTACTGATGAATGGAGAAAAGCAGATGAAGTAGCTTTTAAAGTAGGTAACTGGGGTTCTGAAAAAGTAAATTATTATGTGCCTTATATGGAGGGTAATAAATTTACAATTTTGGAAGATGGATTAAAATGTTGTGAATATCTTCATTTGAATTTTGATAAGGTATATGCTAAAACAAATACATCTTACAAACCAATTCAACATACTGTTTATTATAATGAAGGTGAAGACACAGTTGAAGCTACAGAGTGGTTTAGTGATTATAAATCAGCATCATCTGTTGAACGAGTAGAAGCATTTATTAAATTAGGCCGTAAAGATCCTGTTCATTATGCTGATGAATTTGGACCAGTAGCTTGGGAATATGTAAAAGAATACGTATCTTCAGTACTAGATGAGCATTCGAAGACAGTATAGAAAATCAAAAGATTATCCACAAATGTATGTTGTGGTTAATCAACATGGTGAAGTATTCACAGGATTAATAAAAGGATCTATCCAATGGTCTTATGATTGGTCTCAAGCTAAACCATTATTTAAAGAAAATACAACTCGGCTCTTAGAAGAAAATTTTGGAGCCGAGTTAATTAAAGAAGAAGAAATTATATGAAAAACGAAAGTATTATTAATCCTGATCTTCATTATAAGATCATTAACAAAAAACCACAACATCCTGATCCTAAAAAACATCAATTAGTTAGTTTCCTTAAATCAGCAGTTAGACTAACTGGATATGGAGCATTAGTATACAGCATTGGATTGGGAGTTTTTATCTTAATCATTAGTGAAATTATTGGAATTATTGAAGAACTAGTATAATGTTGGTGTGATCCTTGATTTTTATAATATTTATAATCATGGATCACACTAAAATTTATTATTTACATTTTGGAGACAATATTCCTTTTTATGTTGGTAAAACTAGAAATGAATATCATAGATTAGCTAATCATAAAAAAACATTTGGAAATAATATAAATATGAAAATAATTTCTGAAGTTTTAAATTGGCGTAAATGGGAAAAATATTATATTGATAAGTTTAAAAAACAAGGATATATTCTTCAAAATAAGAACAATGGTGGAGGAGGACCAGAAGAATGGAAAAAAGAATCAATCCAAAAATTAAAATCCAACCCTACCAGAGGTAAAAAAATAAGTATGTCTAATAAAGGAAAACCAAAGTCACATAAAGGTAAACCTCTTACTGATGAACATAAACAAAAAATAAAACAAACAAGAGATTTCTTAAAAAACAGAAAAAACATATGGCAGAATACTCCTGTATTACAGTATAATTTAGAAGGTAAATTTCTTAAAGAGTGGTCATCTCAAATAGAAGCTACTAAATTTTTAAATAAAACAGGAGATGGAATAGGTGCTTGTTGCAGAGGAAAACAAAAAAGTGCTTATGGCTATGTTTGGAAATTTAAAAACTAATTATTATATTAAATATCATGAAACAATTATTTTACTTTACAAGTCTAGGTTGTGTACCTTGTCAGACTTTTGGTCCTGTAATGGATAGAATTTCAAAAGTAATCCCCGTAGAAAAAATCACAACAGATTATGAAATGGACAGAGCACGTTCAGCAAATGTAATGAGTGTACCTACAGTAGTATTGGCTCAAAATGGTCAAGAACTTCGTAGATTTGTAGGTGTTAGAAGTTTTGAACAAGTAATGGATTTTATTAATGGGTAAGTATCAATCAACAAAACTATTTGACAACTATTCGGTTGCTATTAGACAATGGAAAGCACAACATTCACATTGTCAACTACTTCATGGTTATGCTTTAAAATTCAAAGTATGGTTTGAATCAGTAGAACCACTAGAAGAAAATCAACTTGATGAAATGAACTGGATTCAAGATTATGGTGGATTTAAATCCAAACCAGTAGGAAATGGTTTAAAAGATTGGATGGACTATATGTGGGACCACACTTTGTTGATTGAAAAAGATGATCCATATTTGGATTTGTTTGAATCAATGAATCCTACAGTATGCCATTTGAGAGTAATGGATAAAATTGGAGCAGAAAGTGCCGCTAAAATGGTTTATGATAAATTCAATGAGGAATTGTCTAAACAAGGTGGTGGTCGAGTTAAAGTAACTAAAGTGGAGTGTTGGGAAGCAGATAAAAATAGTTCAATTTATACAGAAAATTAATATGGAAGATAAAAAACCAGGTCGTATTCTCGACTATAACAAAAGATTACCTGTACTTGAAGTTTATACTTGTATTCAAAGTGAAG